CATCGTAAACGAAGCACCTATCGGAGACGATTTGACTTACAGGCAAATTCTCTCGTGGATTGCTGAGATTACAGGCACTTGTGCTTTCATCGATTGGAACGGACATCTCGTGCTGAAATGGTACGAAGACACCGACATTGAGATTACCCCGAAGGAGAGATATAGTTCCGACTTACAGGAGAACGCCGTTACTATAAGCGGTGTTCAGATTAAGGATGGAGACACCATTCATCTCGTAGGTGATGATGCTTACGCCCTCAACATTGAGTCGAACAATCTCATCCAACACGACCACAGAGCCGTAGCAGAAACGCTCTATACGAAGTTGAATGGTTTTACCTACACTCCGTTTACGGCTACTGTGAAACCTATGCCGCATCTCTATCCTTTGGATAAGGTCTCCTTTGTGGATAAGGTCGGCGTAGCACATCCGACAATTATTACAGACTTCACCTTCACCTTGAACACGAGTACGAGTATCGGTGGTAAGGGTGAAACGGCAACGAAGAGTGGGTATGCGAGTGCGAACCCTCTCACAAAGGCAGAAGCCGCCATAATCAACGCTATTAAGCAGGAGCAGAACAAAGTCCTTAACGACAGAGTTCAAAGCGTGTTGGCTCTTAACGAGCTTATCAGTAATGCGTTGGGTCTGTTTGTTACTCCTGTTGAGCAGGAGAACGGCTCGACCATTTACTATATGCACAACCAACCGAACCTCGAAGAGAGTCAAAACATCTTTACGATGACTTCGGAGGGTGTTGCGTGGACTGCTGATGGTTGGAATGACGGAAACCCCGTATGGTCTTACGGAGCGACTGCTGCCGGAGATGCACTCTTCCGTATGCTTTCTGCTGAGGGTATCGAAGTCGGTAAGGTCGGAGAAGACTACAACATTGAGATGACCCCTCGTGCATTTAGAATCTATTACAGAGAAATGCTCGTTACGGAAATCGAAGCAGACGAAATGACTATCCCGAAAGCGATGTTCACGACATACGCTGAGTGTGGCAAGATTCGTCTTGTCCCTCATACGGAGAACGGCGTAGTGATGGGAACTAATATGGTATTTATTGATTAAGGAGGTGGAGATGTATGGCACTAAGCGGTAGTTTTTACAATTACCCGACAAGTAGTTTCGGCTTGTACTGCGAATGGAGCGGCTCACAGAGTAAAATCGGCAACTATACCGATGTTACCTTGAATGTCTATCTGTCGTATTACACACTCGAAGTTGGTGCAAGAGCAGACTCCACCGTTTCCATCAATGGTACTTCTGAGACTTACACAGTTGCAAGTATCTACGACTACTCTTCGGGTTGGAAAAAGAAACTCTTAAAGACCTATACTGTAAGGGTTTACCATAACTCCAATGGTACGAAGACGGGCGTTGAGTTAAAAGCGACTTGGCGTTTTTCGGGTACATATAGTGGCGTATCGATTGGTACGATTACTGCTAAAACCACAGTCAATCTTGACACCATCGACAGAGCCGCTCCCACAGTCTCTTGTGCTACATCGGTCGTATCGAGTTCGAGTCTTAAAATCACGGCAACGGCTTCCACCACTTGTGATGTGTGGGAATACAGTCTTGACAATGGTTCTACTTGGACTCAGTTCTCAACAACCTCTGCGACCTCACAGAGCAAAACGCTTACAGGTTTAACGAGTAAGTCTTATTCCATCAAGGTTCGTGCAAGGAAGAAGAGCAATCAAGTCAAGGGAACATCGGGTACTTCCACCTGCGACATCGTTGCTCCTACGCTTACCTTCACAAATTCAAACATCACGGCGAACTCGGTTTATATCAACGCTTCTGCTTCTGTTACCTGTGATATATGGCAGTACAGTATCGATGGCGGTTCTACTTGGACTCAGTTCTCGACTACTGCCGGAACAAGTGCCACTAAAACCATCACGGGTCTTTCTCCGAATGTTACCTACAATATTAAGGTCAGAGCGAGAAAGAAATCCAATGGTCTGTATGGTGCTTCCGCAGGAACGAACATTACCACGCTTGGCGGTTCTGTATTGAACTCTGTAAGTGCATTGACAATCGATGCCACAAACCCCGTGCTTTCGCTGAATTGGACTGTTTACGATGCCGACTACACTCATACCCTTGCAATTAAAAACGGCTCTACGAGCGTTCTGACGATTACAGGGTTATCGGGAAGTAAAGGTACAAACAACAAAACCTATGCGTTCACGGCAGCACAGAGAACCACTATTCTTAACGCAATGTCGGCACTCGCTTCTTTTACCGCAACCTTTGTACTTACTACCTATGATGGTTCTAAGCAAGTCGGTGATGCTTCGAGTATAACCGCTACGATACAAACTACGGCGGCAAACTCAGCACCTACCTTCACGGGATTTACTTTTAAGGACAATCTCGCTAAGACTGTTGCGGTTACTGAGAATAACCAACTTTTCATCAAAGCGTACTCTCAGTTGTTGGTTACTTGTACGGCGGCTACGGCTAAGAACGGTGCCACGATTGCAAGATATACTGCGACCATAGGTACTGTATCGAAGAGTTCAAATACCACGAGTATTTCCTACGGAGCGATAGCGAGTTCGGGAAATCTTACTCTTACTGTTACCGCCACAGATAGCAGAGGTTATACGGCAAGTAAGTCTATGACAATTACAGTCATCGATTACACCGACATAACAATCGACTCGTGGATGATGCGAAGAGTAAACGAGGTTGAAGCTCAAACTCAGTTGTCCTTTGCAGGTAAACTCTCTTCCGTGTCTATTGATGGTACTGCGATGAACACTTTGCAGTCCGTTCAGTATCGATACAAACAAACTACCGCAACCTCTTGGAGTAGTTGGTACACCATCGGGGATGTCGAAGAGACCTACGGCGGTTTCTCCTACGAGAGTGCGGCGTTCATCACCTTAGATGCGAGATACTCCTACAATATTCAGATTAAGGCGGCAGATGAGTTATCCGCTCACACGATTGGCTTTGTGCTGAATAAGGGTACTCCTTTGATGGCGTACAGGTCGCAGAAGGTCGGTATCAATAATGTTGACCCTCAATCTGCTTTGGATGTCATCGGTGAAATAATGATGAATGGCTTCAATGTTATGGGCTTTGTGCAGGAGTTAGGTAATACAGAAGACCTTGACGATATGCTTGATAACGGCATCTTCACTCAGTCTCTTAACGCAAACGCAAGTACCGACAGGCATTACCCTGTTGCAAAGGCAGGTTATTTGGAGGTCTTGGGAAACCCACAAGGTTACAAACTCCACCGATATACTACTTTCGATTGTAGCGGTATGTATATTCGTTACAAATATCAAGGCTCTTGGAGTTCTTGGAAATCAATTACTCTTTCATAAGGAGGTAGGACAATGGCACAGATTATAAAGCAAATCACCGTTGATGTGGCGAAAAAGAACCTGTTTCAAGCAATCGTAGCAAAGCAGAATGATAGTAATTCGAGATTCTTGCAGGTTGCGTTTGCCAACGAGGGAGAACCCATCGTAGTTGAACAGAGTTCGAGTGTTATCATCAACGCTGAGAGAGCAGACAACGCATCGAAGTCGTTTGCCGGAAGCGTGAACGATGACGGGACCGTTACTGTCCCTCTCACGAATTGGATGCTTGAACTTGACGATTTTGTCCGTTGCGATGTTTCTATTATCGATTCGGAGTCGAGAAAATTAACCTCGACCTCATTTACGATTGAAGTCGAAGCGGCGGCAAATTCGGGAGAGGACATCTCCGATGATGAAAACTACGACATTCTTATTACCTTGCTCGGTGATGTTGCTGATACTAAGCGAGAGTGTGAAGCCGCAACTGCTTCTGCGAGTGCGGCGGCAGAGTTCGCAACCAACTCTTCCAATCTCGCTGATGAAGCAACGGTCAAAGCGACCGATGCCACCACGGCGGCAGTACAGGCAACTCAAAATGCCAATACTGCTACGGAAAACGCAAACGCCGCTACCGATGCGGCTAAGGTTGCAACTCAAAATGCAGATACCGCCACGGAGAGTGCTACTGCGGCAGCAGAAGCGGCAAGAGCGGCGGCAACTGCGGTAGGTGATGAAATCGATGGTATCGTCATCAAAGATACTACAAACTCTGTCGATTACATCGCTAAATTACGACTCATTGATGGCAAACCTGCCATTGAGTATGTAGAAATATAAGGAGGATAAGTAAATGGCAAATGTATTGAATCTTTTGTCTGAGGAAACCTTTGCTGAAAAGATGGACACGCAGAATGTTCTCTTGGCGGCAATCGCTTCCCAAAACGGAGGTATCGCAATTACCTCTTGGGCTGATGTGCAAAAGCTCGTAAGAATGGGCTTGGCATCGAAGGTCTTCACCATCGGAGACCAACTTACTTGTCAGCGTGGAAGTACCACTCTCGTATGGGATATTATCGGTATCGACCACGATACACCGACCGACAAGACCAAAGAACACAGTCTCACCTTGCAGTTGCACGACTGTCTCCTCTCTTTGCAGTACGATAACACCGAAGCGTTGTTCTACGCAGAAGAGGAACTCCCGGCAGGTACATATAACTTTACCTTACTCGCAGGTTATGATACTACCTACGGCGGCGGTAAGACCTATTCATTCACTCTTGCAAACCCCGTTCCGGCAGGTGGCGTGATTATGTTCCCGTGGGGGTATAACAAACAGGCGGCTGATACCAAAATCAGCACCTATGAGAGCGTTACTGCAACGGCAGTTATTGAGACTGTGGCGGTTGCTCAAAATGCAGATGGTACGGCTCTTGAATCTATCGGTGAGTGCAACCACACACATCGTATTCGCTATGGTTCAAATAATTGGCGTGAGTCTGCTATGAGACAGTATCTCAATAGTGCTGCCGCAGCAGGTAGTGTGTGGACTCCTAAGACCAATTTTGATAGACCTCCCTCTTGGGCGGCAAATACCGCAGGTTTCCTTAACGGCTTGGATGAAGACTTCCTTGCAGTTATCGGAGAGGTCGATAAAACCACCACTCTTAACACTCTCACCGATGGCGGCGGTAGCGAAATTAACGCAGAGAAGTTCTTCCTGTTGTCTCGTTCCGAAGTTTACGGCGGTAACGAGAATGGTATCTCTGAGGGTGCGGCTTATCCTTATTATGTAAATAATTCGGATTTCAGTTCACCTACGACCGAAAAGGACACCAATCGCATCAAGTACAGAAACGGTGCCGCTCAGTATTGGTGGCTTCGTTCTCCCCTCACCTCGAGCTCGCACTATGTGCGTTATGTGGGTACCACAGGCGGTGTCAGCGGCAACTATGCGGACAGCAGTACCGGTGTTGCCCCGGCTTGTTGCATCATCTAAAAATAACAAATCGCCCCGTTAGGGGCGTAAGGAGCAGAATATGTCAGTAGTAAAGTCAAAACGAGGAGAAGGTCAGTTGTTGGTTATCACTAAGGCTAACGAACTTGCTACCTATACCATTAAGATATGTTCTAACGAGAAGAATTTCCCGAAGCATTACAGATGGTGTATCACGAGCAAGATTGTCGATGCCGCTATTGAAATCAGCAACAATGCAAATATGGCGAACTCGGTCTTCGTGAAGGACAGTTCCGATTACGCTATCCGTAAGCAGTACCAAACCAAAGCACTTGCTTCGACATATTCTCTCCTCAGTATGATGGATATTTCGTACAGAGTCTTCGGTATCGAGAATAGCCGTATGGAGTATTGGACTAAGATTGCGGTCGAAGTTCAAACGATGCTGAGGAATTGGCGAAAGTCCGATATGGAACGCTATAAGAATATGGGTTAGCAGTTGTTAAGCTCGTTCTCCCAACACCTCGAACTCGAACAATGTGCGTAATGTGAATACCACAGGCAATGTCAACAACAACAATGCGAACAACAGTAACGGTGTTGCCCCGGATTGTGAGTACCGCTCGTATTAAAGTAATCTGTCCTTTTTCAGACGAAATCAATGCACTCACACACAAGGAACTGCTATCCCTGCCGCTAAGGTGAAAACAGGAGTGCCGATGCGATTTACTTCCAATAGTAAGCATCGCTATACACGGCAACTAAATTTTATTATGACGAATGAATCAAGAGTAAAAGAAAAGGTTTGTGATTTTGGAAATCTGTATAACGCTTTATGGAAATGTAAGCGTAATGTAGGTTGGAAAGATAGCGTGGCAGGTTATGTTAAGAACGGCTTGGTAAACTGCCTATCGCTTAGGGAACAACTGATGAATGGTACATACGAAATAAGTAAATATACGATGTTCAAGGTCTATGAACCGAAAGAACGGGACATTGTTAGCACTCGAACAAAGGATAGAGTGTTTCAACGAAGCTTGTGCGACAACTACCTCACCGAAGAGATTACTCGCTCGTTTATCTACGATAACTGTGCGTGTCAAGAAGGTAAAGGTACGAAGTTCGCAAGAGACAGGCTGAAAGCTCATCTGCAACGCTTTTATCGGAAGTACGGCTTAGATGGCTATGTCCTTAAATGCGATTTATCCAACTTCTTCGGCAGCACACGCCACGATGTCGCAATCGCCGCAGTCGAGAAACGGGTTGATGATGCGTGGGCGGTCTCGGAGGTAACGAGGATAATCAAGAGCTTTAATCAAGGCGAGAATCCCGATGTGGGTATGGGTCTTGGGTCGCAGGTAACACAACTCGTAGAGTTGGCGGTGCTTGATGACTTCGACCACTACATCAAAGAGCAATTACACATCAAGCATTACATTCGGTACAACGATGACTTTATCCTCATTCACGAGGACAAAGAATTTCTCCGAAAGTGTAAGGTGCTTATCGAGAAGTGGATAACTGACTTAGGGTTAAGACTGAGTCCTAAAAAGACACAGTTGTTCCCCATAACTCAGCCCGTACACTTCTTAGGTTTCAGTTTCCGATTGACTGCGACCGGCAAGGTGGTAATGAAACTTCTCCCGGAGAAAATCTCTCACGAGCGTAGGAAACTTCGTAAATTGGTAGAACGGGCAAAAGCCGGACACCTTACGAGAGAACAGGTCGATGAGTGCTTTAAGAGTTGGAAGGCTCACGCTGAACAGGGAGATACATATAACCTTGTGAACAAAATGTACGAATACTATCAAGAATTATGGAGGTAACAGAGATGTTTAAGTTTTTATCCGACAAAGAACAACTCCTGCGTGAGCGTAGGAAAAGTGAGCATATCGAAGCTCGTCAGAATAGTGTGGAGGTTGCGACTTCCGTAGCCTTCGTTACTTTGGCTGAGGGCGGCTCTATTGATGATGTTACGGCTACTGAGCATACCGACCTCTTTACTCCGTGGGTGAGCGGCGTAGCGTATGCGGTCGGTGCTTTGAGACAGTACAACAACGAATTGTATCGTTGCGTACAGGCTCATACATCACAGGATGATTGGACTCCCGATGCTGCCGCTTCTTTGTGGAGCAAGGTCGGAAATCCTGCTGAGGAATATCCTGCTTGGTCTCAGCCTATTGGCTCTCACGATGCGTATGCTACGGGAGACAAGGTTACTCATAACGAAAAGAAGTGGGTATCTACCTGCGATGCGAATGTATGGGAACCGGGCGTTTACGGATGGGAGGAAGTTAGCGAATGAGTACAATAGCAACCATCGCCACCCTCATCGGCGAGATTGGTGTACTCATTGGCGTAATTACT